TTATGGACGCATTATGGACATTCCTGACACCGGGTTAAGAGTCACAGCATCTTGTAAGAAATCCGGTGCAAAGTGTGCGTAGGTCATAGTTTGCTGAATGTTAGAATGACCCAGGATGCGCTGCAATGTGATTATGTTACCTCCATTCATTATAAAATGTGTGGCAAATGTATGCCTCAAAACATGTACTGCTTGTCCGTCAGGTAAATCGGGTTTTACTTCCCTGAGAGCGTTACGCACTTTGTAGTAACTGGCATTAAAAAGCCTGCCTGAATTTTTGGTCTTGATCCGTTTAATCAGGTCCTGCGAAACGGGAATTGTCCTGCGTTTTCCGTTTTTAGTTTTCATAAACGTAACCATCTGGTTAATGATGTGTTCAGCTTTTAAATTAGACACTTCACTCCAGCGTCCACCAGTAGAAAGGCAGACCAGAGTTGCATTTAATTCATCACCATCAAGCATGGATAACAGCCGCGTAATCTCTTCACTGGACAAAAAAGCCATTTCCGTAACAGCTTCACGTAACCGTTTAATCTCACGGAACGGGTTGTGGGAGTGGTATTCACCGGCGTCAATTAACTTGGTGAACATCCCGCTCATTATTGCCAGATGTCGATTTACGCTGGCTGGTTTTAGACCATCGTTCATCATTACAACGCGATAATCAGTTATCGTTTTCTTTGTTAGCTGGTCAGCTCTGGACACTCCCATTTCTGCAAATTTGGCGATTATTGTCGTTAAACGCCCCCGTTCAATATCTCCACGCTCATGTGATTTTCCGTGATATATCCACCATCTACCTAACAACTCTGTAAGAGTTCGGCGGTCGGCTGGTTTCTCCAACCACTCTTTGTTGTGGTAGTTAACCAGTACATGACGTTCGAATGCCTGAGCTTCACCTTTAGTTTTAAATTTCCGCCTGATACGTTTTCCATCTGCACCCTGCGGTCTGACGTCCACTTCATAACGACCATCATCGAGCTTTTTAATAGACATAAAGCCCTCCGATGACGCTGTTTACTTCTACTACTTGAAAATTAATGCAATTTTCTTTCGTACATTTACTACACACATATGCTGAATAAATCGTCAGCCAGTCTTCTGGTCTGAGTGGTGCAAGGTTGTTGAGTCTTGCCCAATGTGTGCGAGAGCCGGGGCTATTTGTCCAGCTGCTGGATCTGTTTCATCAAACATGAACCAGTCACGATACTTGCGAAAGCGTGGATGCTTAAACAGCTTCATACCTGCTTCCATAGGCATTTTTGATTTTCCTGATTCATATCCATGATATGTGTAGTAATTAATTCCAATTAATTCAGCAAGTTCCTTAGTTTTAAGGCGTTCAGATTCACGGATGAGCTTTAGTTTCTCACTTTGTTCACTTGACATAATTTTGCTAATCTCCAATTATATTGCTACTTGGCAATTTGTGATTCGCTCAAAAAGGCTCTAGATGGCTCCAGTTGGTGAATCGCAAATCTTATGGAGGATAGCAAAGTGACGACAAATGTAGAAATTTCTTGTCCAACTAGCGATGAGGCAAGTTTCGAAAATGAAGCCAAACGTAAAAGCATTCAGATTTCAGAGCGCCCATCTGATTTGCTGTCGAAAGAAGGTTTTGCTCTTTACATCGGTAAGACACCACGCGCGGTGGCTGAAATGGCTAAAGCAGGAAAGCTGCCAGCCTTCTACATGACAGACCCATTAAAACCAAGAGGGAAAGCTGAATTATGGATTAATCGCCGTGAGTGGGACAAGTACGCAGCCCAACTGGTTGATGAAGCTCCGACAGAATGGCATGACTGGAAAAATCGCATTAGTTACAGCAAATCAAGACATGGCCGTGCGGCTTAAGGTGGAAAGGATGAACGAGCCTCGTTGTATTGCTCAGTTATTGCGTAACGAAAGCCCCAGGGCGATTGACTTTACCATCACCCACGGGAAGGGACGCAAGGGAATCATTATCCGCACCAAAAAACAGAGTCCGTTAAAAAAGGCTCTGACCTTTCTGAAAAGCCGGAGGGTCTGGAAATGACAGTGATGACGCTCAATCTCGTTGAAAAACAGCCAGCAGCTATGCGCCGGATAATTGGCAAGCATCTTGCCGTCCCTCGCTGGCAGGAGACATGCGATTATTATAATCAGATGATGGAACGTGAACGGCTAACGGTTTGCTTCCATGCGCAGTTAAAACAGCGTCACGCAACGATGCGTTTTGAAGAAATGAACGACGTCGAACGTGAACGACTGGTTTGTGCAATTGATGAATTGCGTGGGGCATTCTCAAAACGCCGTCAGGTTGGCGCAAGTGAGTATGCATATATTAGTTTTTTAACAGTCAGTCAGCGTCGCACTTTATTTATGCACGCACGACTGACAGAAAAAGAATTTAACCAGCCATACTGGCGAATTAATGAAGAATCATGTTACTGGCGTGATGCTTTATTCCGTGCATTACGTGAATTATTCAGTCTGTTTGAGTATGCACCGACAATTCTGACGTCGGTAAAACCAGAGCAATATCTGCATTAAGTAATTAAACAGAGTTTTCAACGCACTTAATTGTGCGGGGCTTCTTTTTGCCTGGAGAAAGTCATGCATACAGTTTCTGAAAATCAGTGCGGTATATACGCATTACTGCTGCAACAGGCCAGAACTGAAGCACAGGCCGACGCTGCGACGCGCTTTTCTTCTCATCTTGACGCCATGATTCGCCACATCACAAAGGCGGAGTTATCCCGCGTGGAGATAGTCGAGCTGCTCAGTCAGGAGTCGGAAAAATTTCACAATATCGGATTGTCTCGTGGGGAGGTGCTTTGATGTCCTGTTCTCGTTCAATTGTATTACTGAATAACGCCTTAAAAATCGCCGTTATGGAAAATGGCGATTTGTCTCTTATTCAACTTGGTCTTGATAAAGAAAAGCGCGACATAACTGAATCTGTTATCGCGATTTATCAGAGCGAATTAAACCTCCTGTCTGATGTGATCAATTTACTTGTAAAACGCGCTGTATTTCACAAGCAAATTTCCTCAGTGGATGAACTGACAAAATTAACGACAGAACTCGCCAGCTATTGCGCTGATGAATTTAAGAAACTGAACGACAAAAGGAGCTGGTAATGCCGGACAACGTAGATTTCATTCAGGAACAACAGGCTGAATTACTGGAGCGCCAGATTAACGCGGCAAGGGGAAAACATTGCGGTGCTTCTGCGCTGGTTTGCGAAGAGTGTGATGCGCCAATACCTGCTGCCCGTCGTGCGGCTTATCCGTCAGCCACGCGTTGTGTTTCCTGCCAGTCAGTCTTTGAAGCAAAAAACAAGCATTACCGGAGAATGGCATGAGTATTCGTATCGAAATTGGCGAACGTTATGTCGTTACCAGTGACAGCTTTCAGTTTATTCTCCACGAGAAAAAGAGAGCGGAAAGCGGTAAAAACGCCGGCCAGGAATGGCTGGCGGTGGTTGGTTATTACCCGAAATTAAGCCAGCTCGTTTCCGGCCTGATGCATCACGATATTCTTACCGGAAGCGCAAAGTCTTTTGCTGATTTAAACGCGCAGGTTGAGCAACTCAGCAAGCGTTGTTCAGAGGCTTTTAGCTCATATGGCCGTTAAAGCCTCCGGGCGTTTTGTCCCTCCGTCAGCATTTGCCGCAGGCACCGGTAAGACGTTTACCGGTGCTTATGCATGGAACGCGCCACGCGAGGCCGTCGGGCGCGAAAGACCCCTTACACGTGACGAGATGCGTCAGGTGCAAGGTGTTTTATCCACGATTAACCGCCTGCCTTACTTTTTGCGCTCGCTGTTTACTTCACGCTATGACTACATCCGGCGCAATAAAAGCCCGGTGCACGGGTTTTATTTCCTCACATCCACTTTTCAGCGTCGTTTATGGCCGCGCATTGAGCGTGTGAATCAGCGCCATGAAATGAACACCGACGCGTCGTTGCTGTTTCTGGCAGAGCGTGACCACTATGCGCGCCTGCCGGGAATGAATGACAAGGAGCTGAAAAAGTTTGCCGCCCGTATCTCATCGCAGCTTTTCATGATGTATGAGGAACTCAGCGATGCCTGGGTGGATGCACATGGCGAAAAAGAATCGCTGTTTACGGATGAGGCGCAGGCTCACCTCTATGGTCATGTTGCTGGCGCTGCACGTGCTTTCAATATTTCCCCGCTTTACTGGAAAAAATACCGTAAAGGACAGATGACCACGAGGCAGGCATATTCTGCCATTGCCCGTCTGTTTAACGATGAGTGGTGGACTCATCAGCTCAAAGGCCAGCGTATGCGCTGGCATGAGGCGTTACTGATTGCTGTCGGGGAGGTCAATAAAGACCGTTCTCCTTATGCCAGTAAACATGCCATTCGTGATGTGCGTGCACGCCGCCAGGCAAATCTGGAATTTCTTAAATCGTGTGATCTCGAAAACAGGGAAACCGGCGAGCGCATCGACCTTATCAGTAAGGTGATGGGCAGTATTTCTAATCCTGAAATTCGCCGGATGGAGCTGATGAACACCATTGCCGGTATTGAGCGTTACGCCGCAGCAGAGGGTGATGTGGGGATGTTTATCACGCTGACCGCGCCGTCAAAGTATCACCCGACACGTCAGGTCGGAAAAGGCGAAAGTAAAACCGTCCAGCTAAATCACGGCTGGAACGATGAGGCATTTAATCCAAAGGATGCGCAGCGTTATCTCTGCCATATCTGGAGCCTGATGCGAACGGCATTCAAGGATAATGATTTACAGGTCTACGGTTTGCGTGTCGTCGAGCCACACCACGACGGAACGCCGCACTGGCATATGATGCTTTTTTGTAATCCACGCCAGCGTAACCAGATTATTGAAATCATGCGTCGCTACGCGCTCAAAGAGGATGGCGACGAAAGAGGAGCTGCGCGAAACCGTTTTCAGGCAAAACACCTTAACCGGGGCGGTGCTGCGGGGTATATCGCGAAATACATCTCAAAAAACATCGATGGCTATGCACTGGATGGTCAGCTCGATAACGATACCGGCAGGCCGCTGAAAGACACTGCCGCGGCTGTTACCGCATGGGCATCAACGTGGCGCATTCCGCAATTTAAAACGGTTGGCCTGCCGACAATGGGGGCTTACCGTGAACTACGCAAATTGCCTCGCGGCGTCAGCATTGCTGATGAGTTTGACGAACGCGTCGAGGCTGCACGCGCTGCCGCAGACAGTGGTGATTTTGCGTTGTATATCAGCGCGCAGGGTGGGGCAAATGTTCCGCGCGATTGTCAGACTGTCAGGGTTGCCCGTAGTCCGTCGGATGAAGTTAACGAGTACGAGGAAGAAGTCGAGAGAGTGGTCGGCATTTACGCGCCGCATCTCGGCGCGCGTCATATTCATATCACCAGAACGACGGACTGGCGCATTGTGCCGAAAGTTCCGGTCGTTGAGCCTTTGACTTTAAAAAGCGGCATCGCCGCGCCTCGGAGTCCTGTCAATAACTGTGGAAAGCTAACTAGCGGTGGCGATCCTGCTATGACATCCATACCTTCTGAGCAAGCAGCAGCGGTGTTGAATCTGATTGAGCGCGGGGTTATCGGCTGGGATGACCCTGAAGTCGTGACGGTGCTCAGATGCGCACTAAAACACGATGCGCCACGACCAAATCGCCAGCAAAAGAGCTGTGAGCCATTAAAACCTTATCAGATAGCGCCCTCAGGACGAATGACAAAAGCTGAACGGGAACAGACGCCACGTATAAGATTCGAGTTGGCTCAGGAGGGTATTACGCCGAATCAATGGGAACCACAGGTATTAGCACGCGGTGCGACAGTATGTTTCGATGGGAGGAAATATAAATTTAAAAAAATTCCAACTGGGAGTGTTTTTCCTAATTAATTCAATTTTTTTTGGGGCGTAACGGATATATTTTTATTTAAAATGAATCTATTTTTGATGGCTAGGGTTACAGACTTAAAAGTCAATTCCCCATCAAGTTAGGATGTCTAAACTTAATGGGGTGATTCTTGGTGTTCATTTCGAGTTTATATTCGAGTCTTCATCTTCATCTTCATCTTCATCTTCATCTTCATCTTCATATTCTTCGTCAAGTTCATTGCTATGATATATTTTTATTTCTTCAAATAATTCATCTATCATACTGCCGTCGAACTGTCCTGTCTTCCATAAGTGATATAAATCTCTAATTCTATTTTGGGCTTGACCAAAGGCGATTGACTTATTCTTTAAACCACTACTGTCAATTGGGTCATGATGCACGTCAATATAGAAGCAGCGAAGTTTTAGACCATCAGTCGAAGGTTGGATGACATCAATGTCAGCATAACAACAGCCTTGTTTGACTTTCGGACAAACCGTACTTTTTAAATGAGAAAGTAGCGGAGTCGCTTTTTTTAATGACCCTTTCTTTGTACAATAATCCTTCCACTCATGGTTGTATATGTATTTCAGCCATTGTTTGAAATGATAAGATGACTTTGATTTTTGATAATAGATAACCATGCCTGCATGATTATCTCTTTTAACATAGCGAGTAAGCAACTGAAGTAGCCCCTCGAATATTTTTTGGTTCCCGTATCCGATTTTTGCTTCAGCAATCCATGTATATCCTCCATTTTTCGGACGAACGGTTATGTCCACACTTCCATTTTTTTTTGTTTGTTCGGTTGCATCGTAACCTAGGTGTACAAGAGAGGCTACAATTGTATGGCTTAGTTTATCTTCATCATCACAATAATACTTGTCACTAGATTGCTCCATTAGTTTTATTATGACTTCTATATCCGAGTATAATGTTTCAATAAAACTCGCTTCATCTTCAAAATGAACCCTTTTGCCTAACTCACATGTGATTTGTTGTTTGTTCATGACAGTCAATCCAGGTTTATTATGCAATAAAATGAAAGATATTTTGGATTGAAGTCTTCAATTTCAGAACCATTGGCAGTTACAGGTTCAACTCCGTTTAATATATAGTTGGTATATTCATCAGCTTGTATGTCCTCAAACTCCATGTTTTCTAGTTCGTAGCAATATTTAACGTTAAATAAACAAGAGGTATTGCTACTAAAAAATTGAACAACTCGTAGCAAATGTTCATAATTGTCAGTTTTTATGGCTTTTCGTAATACTGGGATTGTATAAATATTACGATCAAGATCACCCTCTACATATTCTAGTAAATTTGTATAATATATGTGAGAATCATTATTTATGAAAACAGAAGAGCTTCCGGCATTCTCCAGGAGTACTCTTTGTTTATACACTAATGAGCGCATTTTTTTATTTCGCTCTTGTGAGTAAATCATTTATCACCCCATAATGCACCTGATGATCTGCTGTTTGTGTAAAATAAAAATCCCCACAAAATTTGTTTGTAGACCAATCAGTTTTGCTGGGTTCAAAACCAATTTCATTTGAAATTGTTTCGTTTGCAACTTTACTATCTAATCGCACTGCAACGCCAGAAACTTCAAGGGTCAATGAGCGAGGTGTTCCGTTCTGAGTTTTAGATACAACCTCGCGATAACGGGCATCATAATTGGGGTCTGTTCTACAACGAAGAACAGCATCCTCATCTCCATTTGGATCAAGGAAATTAACCTGAACAAGTCTTCCATATTGTTTGTCAAGGTAAATATTGGAAATTGCTTTGTAGAAATTTATAGTTTCAACAGCTAACTTAATATTAAGTTCCACGAGTAATTCATTAAATTTTGCGCGCAAATCTGCCATCGCTTTTTCAGACGCTCTTTTACCTAGTGATTTATCAACCCGATATTCTATACGGCTTAAATCATTAGGGATGAAAACAGTGTTGAAGTACTGCTCTGGATATTGATTGCTACGTAGCTTACTCCTTCCTTGGATTTTTCTTAAAATAATATAGGAATATATTACAGCAATACCATCCCCCATTTTTTCGATGGAAGTAATGAAATGCCCAGGAGTCGAAGGAAGTCCTGTATTATCATCAAGTTTTATTGGAAATACTGAGCTAAATGTTTTATCGAGGTGAGGGTAGTTGATTATATTTGGTATTAAATTAATGGTTCCTGATTTAATACTATCAATTGAATAATAATGGTTTACGCTAGTGATTATTTTTAACGTAATCAAACGGAGATTTGAAAAGTTTGCAGGCGTACCTTGCTTCGATGGGTCATTCAGAGTTTTATTCAAGTTATCCAATGTACTTGCCCAGCGGCTCGTAACATTGAAGCCATGCCGCCCGCCAACACGGCGAAAAAAGGCTAATTCCGTTGTCTGTTCCAGTCCTTTCAACCATTTTTCGATGGTCGCTTGCGATACGGCTGTAGGGATGTTGAGGACTTGCTGAGTGCTCATGAGGTTTAGTTCCTTTTTAGCGTGTGCTGTGACAAAGATACCATTACGAAAACTTTGCCTTTAAATTGTTTTTCTGTCTTAGATGTCCACTTGAGCTCAAGAGATTGCGGCCTGGCTGTCTTAACGAAGGGGCAGCATCATTGATTTCAATCTGCGCGGATATGCAGCTTCAAATGATCATATTTTTACCATATTGTATTCCAAAGAGAATGCCTGAGTGTGCGTTTTTTTGCATGTGTAAGTTAGTATACCTTCATGTTCTATAATCCTGTCACGATATGGCATTACGATGCTCATGTATTGCATCAAAACCGCCCCATGAAGCGGGCGGGCGAGGCGGGGAAAGCACTGCGCGCTGGCGGTGGTGCTGATTTTATTTTTTCAGCGTCTGAGCGCGTCGTGAAGGCGCTTAGTCTGCCCGTTGAGGCGTTGGTGTGTCTGCGGGGTGTTTTGTGCGGTGGTGAGCGTGTGAGGGCGTGATGACGGGGTGTAAAAAAGCCGCCCGCAGGCGGCGATGTTCAGCCGTTGTCAGTGTCCAGTGAGTAGTTTTTAAAGCGGATGACCTCCTGACCGAGCCAGCCGTTTATTTCCCGAATTCTGTCCTGTAACGGGATAAGTTCATTGCGGACAAAGACCTTTGCCACTTTCTCAATATCACCCAGCGACCCGACGTTCTCCGGCTTGCCGCCCATCAACTGAAAGGGGATGCGGTGCGCGTCCAGCAGGTCAGCGGCGCTGGCTTTTTTGATATTAAAAAAATCGTCCTTCGTCGCCACTTCACTGAGGGGGATAATTTTAATGCCGTCGGCTTTCCCCTGTGGGGCATAGAGAAACAGGTTTTTAAAGTTGTTGCGGCCTTTCGACTTGACCATGTTTTCGCGAAGCATTTCGATATCGTTGCGATCCTGCACGGCATCGGTGACGTACATGATATATCCGGCATGAGCGCCGTTTTCGTAATACTTGCGGCGGAACAGCGTGGCCGACTCATTCAGCCAGGCAGAATTAAGGGCGCTGAGATATTCCGGCAGACCGTACAGCTCCTGATTAATATCCGGCTCCAGCAGGTGAAACACGGAGCCGGGCGTGAAGGCTGTCGGCTCGTTGAAGGACGGCACCCACCAGTACACATCCTCTTCCACACCACGGCGGGTATATTTTGCCGGAGAGGTTTCCAGCCTGATAACCTTACCAGTGGTGCTGTAACGCTTTTCCAGAAACGCATTACCGAACACCAGAAAATCCAGCACAAAGCGGCTGAAATCCTGCTGGGAAAGCCACGGATGCGGAATAAACGTTGAAGCCAGAATATTGCGTTTGACGTAAATCGGTGAGCTGTGATGCACGGCAGCACGCAGGCTTTTTGCCAGACCGGTAAAACTGACCGGCGGCTCATACCATCTGCCGTTACTGATGCACTCGACGTAATCCAGAATGTCACGGCGGTCGAGTACCGGCACCGGCTCACCAAAGGTGAATGCCTCCATTTTCGGGGCGCTGGCGGTCATTTTTTTTGCCGCAGGTTGCGGTGTTTTCCCTTTTTTCTTGCTCATCAGTAAAACTCCAGAATGGTGGATGTCAGCGGGGTGCTGATACCGGCGGTGAGTGGCTCATTTAACAGGGCGTGCATGGTCGCCCAGGCGAGGTCGGCGTGGCTGGCTTCCTCGCTGCGGCTGGCCTCATAGGTGGCGCTGCGTCCGCTGCTGGTCATGGTCTTGCGGATAGCCATAAACGAGCTGGTGATGTCGGTGGCGCTGACGTCATATTCCAGACAGCCACGGCGGATAACGTCTTTTGCCTTGAGCACCATTGCGGTTTTCATTTCCGGCGTGTAGCGGATGTCGCGCGCGGCGGGATAGAACGAGCGCACGAGCTGGAACACGCCGACACCGAGGCCGGTGGCATCAATACCGATGTATTCAACGTTATATTTTTCGGTGAGTTTGCGGATGGATTCAGCCTGGGTGGCAAAGTCCATGCCTTTCCACTGGTGACGCTCAAGTATTCTGAATTTGCCACCGGCCACCACCGGCGGTGCCAGCACCACGCATCCGGCACTGTCGCCACGGTGTGACGGGTCGTAACCAATCCATACCGGGCGTGAGCCGAACGGATTGGCGGCAAACGGCGCATAGTCTTCCCATTCTTCCAGCGTGTCGACCATGCAGCGTTGCAGCTCCTCGAACGGGAATACCGACGCCTTGTCGTCAACAAATTCACACATGAACAGGTTTTTAAAATCGTCGGCGCTGTTTTCGCGTTTAAGCTGCTCAATGTCGAACAGCGTGCAGCCACCTTTCAGGGCGTCCTCAATGGTGACAATCTGTCGCCACTGGCCGTCCGCACAGAGAAGCCCACCGGCAAGGGCGTTATGACTGACGTCGATTTCCACGCGTTCGGCGGCGCTGGCGCGTCCCCGGTTAAACAGTTCACCCGACCAGAACGGGTAGGCGTCGTGCGCCAGCGTGGACGGGGTGGAGAAATAGGTCGAGCGCAGGTGGCTCTGTGAGGCCATACCTGATGCCACCTTACGCAGTACCTGAAAATTCGGGATCCAGAAAATCTCATCGACGTACAGGTCGCCGTTATGGCTCTGCGCGGTGTTGGAGTTGGTGCCGAGAAAAATCAGTTTTGCGCCGTTATTGCCCAGGACAATCGGGTCACCGGTCAGGTCAACGTCAACCAGACGGGCAAAGGCGATGATGTATTCGCGGAACACATACGCCTGCGTTTTACTGGCCGACAGAAAAATCTGGTTATGGCCGGTTTTCAGGGCGCGCAGCAGCGCCTCGCGGGAAAAATAAAATGTCGCGCCAATCTGGCGGGATTTCAGGATATCGCGGATGCGGTGCTCAAGCCCGGCGCGATACCAGTGCAACTGATATTCGAAAGACTGCTCAAAGAAAATCTGCTCCAGCTTTTCGATAGCCTCGTCGCTGAAAAAATTCTTTTTCGGTTTGCGCCGCCCGCCTTTGTTGCGGTTAGCGATGTTCGGATTAAGGTCTGCCTCGTTGCCGGTCTGGCTGTAGCGGTTTACCCGTGCCAGTCGTTCAATCTGGCGTCCGAGCAGGTCAATTTCCTTGAAGTCACTGCCGGTTTTCTGCGGTTTGATGATGAGCTGGGTCAGCCGCGCTTCCAGACTCATTTCGACACGGCTGATGGGGGCAACACTGTCCCAGCCGTCGCGCTGTTTCCAGCTCTGCACCGTCGGGCGTTTCATCTGCAACATGGCGGCAATCTGCGGCACGGAAAATCCCTGCCAGTACAGCAGCGCCGCCTGACGACGCGGGTCGTGTAAAAGAGTGGTGTCTGTGGTGATGGTCATGAATACCTCGCCGTGATGAATACACGGCAAGGCTACTGAGTCGCGCCCCGCGATTCGCTAAGGTGCTGTTGTGTCAGTGATAAGCCATCCGGGACTGATGGCGGAGGATGCGCATCGTCGGGAAACTGATGCCGACATGTGACTCCTCTAATCACTATTCAGGACTCCTGACAATGGCAAAAAAAGTCTCAAAATTCTTTCGTATCGGCGTTGAGGGTGACACCTGTGACGGGCGTGTCATCAGTGCGCAGGATATTCAGGAAATGGCCGAAACCTTTGACCCGCGAGTCTATGGTTGCCGCATTAACCTGGAACATCTGCGCGGCATCCTGCCTGACGGTATTTTTAAGCGTTATGGCGATGTGGCCGAACTGAAGGCCGAAAAGATTGATGACGATTCGGCGCTGAAAGGCAAATGGGCGCTGTTTGCGAAAATCACCCCGACCGATGACCTTATCGCGATGAACAAGGCCGCGCAGAAGGTCTACACCTCAATGGAAATTCAGCCGAACTTTGCCAATACCGGCAAATGTTATCTGGTGGGTCTGGCCGTCACCGATGACCCGGCAAGCCTCGGCACGGAATACCTGGAATTCTGCCGCACGGCAAAACACAACCCTCTGAACCGCTTCAAATTAAGCCCTGAAAACCTGATTTCAGTGGCAACGCCTGTTGAGCTGGAATTTGAAGACCTGCCTGAAACCGTGTTCACAGCCCTGACCGAAAAGGTGAAATCCATTTTTGGCCGCAAACAGGCCAGCGATGACGCCCGTCTGAATGACGTGCATGAAGCGGTGACCGCTGTCGCTGAGCATGTGCAGGAAAAACTGAGCGCCACTGAGCAGCGCCTTGCTGAGATGGAAACCGCCTTTTCCGCACTTAAGCAGGATGAGACTGACAGGGCGGATGAAACCAGTCAGGCATTCACCCGCCTGAAAAACAGTCTCGACCACACCGAAAGTCTGACCCAGCAGCGCCGCAGCAAAGCCACCGGCGGTGGCGGTGATGCCCTGCTGACGAACTGCTGACCGGCGTCAGTCAGTCCGGGAAAACCTTCACGATTAACCCTTAATTTCAGGAAAAACTATGCGCCAGGAAACCCGCTTTAAATTTAATGCTTACCTGTCCCGTGTTGCCGAACTGAACGGCATCGACGCCGGTGATGTGTCGAAAAAATTCACCGTTGAACCGTCGGTCACCCAGACCCTGATGAACACCATGCAGGAGTCCTCTGACTTTCTGACCCGCATCAACATTGTGCCGGTCAGCGAAATGAAAGGGGAAAAAATTGGTATCGGTGTCACCGGCTCCATCGCCAGCACCACCGACACCGCCGGTGGCACCGAGCGTCAGCCGAAGGACTTCTCGAAGCTGGCGTCTAACAAGTACGAATGCGACCAGATTAACTTCGATTTTTATATCCGCTACAAAACGCTTGACCTGTGGGCGCGTTATCAGGATTTCCAGCTCCGTATCCGTAACGCCATTATCAAACGCCAGTCCCTTGATTTCATCATGGCCGGTTTTAACGGCGTGAAGCGTGCCGAAACCTCTGACCGCAGCAGTAATCCGATGCTGCAGGATGTGGCGGTCGGCTGGCTGCAGAAATACCGCAATGAAGCCCCGGCGCGCGTGATGAGCAAGGTCACTGACGAGGAAGGGCACACCACCTCTGAGGTCATCCGCGTGGGCAAGGGCGGTGATTATGCCAGCCTTGACGCACTGGTGATGGATGCGACCAACAACCTGATTGAACCGTGGTATCAGGAAGACCCTGACCTTGTGGTGATTGTGGGACGTCAGCTACTGGCGGACAAGTATTTCCCCATCGTCAACAGGGAGCAGGACAACAGCGAAATGCTGGCCGCTGACGTCATCATCAGCCAGAAACGCATCGGTAACCTGCCGGCGGTACGCGTCCCGTACTTCCCGGCGGATGCGATGCTCATCACGAAGCTGGAAAACCTGTCCATCTACTACATGGATGACAGTCATCGCCGCGTGATTGTGGAAAACCCGAAACTCGACCGCGTGGAGAACTACGAGTCAATGAACATTGATTACGTGGTGGAAGACTACGCCGCCGGTTGTCTGGTGGAAAAAATTAAGGTCGGTGATTTCTCCACACCGGCTAAGGCGACCGCAGAGCCGGGAGCGTAACCGATGACGAGTCCCGCACAGCGCCACATGATGCGGGTCTCGGCAGCGATGACCGCGCAGCGGGAAGCCGCCCCGCTGCGACATGCAACTGTCTATGAGCAGATGCTGGTTAAGCTCGCCGCAGACCAGCGCACACTGAAAGCGATTTATTCAAAAGAGCTGAAGGCCGCGAAAAAACGCGAACTGCTGCCGTTCTGGTTGCCGTGGGTGAACGGCGTACTGGAGCAGGGCAAAGGTGCACAGGATGACATTCTGATGACGGTCATGCTGTGGCGTCTGGATACCGGCGATATTGCCGGTGCGCTGGAGATTGCCCGTTATGCCCTGAAATACGGTCTGACCATGCCGGGTAAACACCGCCGCACCCCGCCGTACATGTTCACCGAGGAGGTGGCGCTCGCGGCCATGCGTGCTCACGCTGCCGGTGAGTCTGTGGATACCCGCCTGCTGACGGAGACCCTTGAACTGACCGCCACGGCTGACATGCCTGATGAAGTGCGCGCAAAGCTGCACAAAATCACCGGTCTGTTTCTGCGTGACGGTGGTGATGCCGCCGGTGCGCTGGCTCACCTGCAACGTGCGACACAGCTCGACTGTCAGGCAGGCGTCAAAAAAGAGATTGAACGACTGGAGCGGGAGCTGAAACCGAAGCCGGAGCCGCAGCCCAAAGCGGCCACCCGTACCCCGCGTAAGACCCGGAGCGTGACACCGGCAAAACGTGGACGCCCGAAAAAGAAAGCCAGTTAACAACCGAATGCGCCCCGCGCCAGGGCGGCACGCCGGTCAGTAAGGGTGAATCACCTGACACTGCACCGGCGTCCACCGCCCGACTTTTCAGAGGTAGTCATGATGACGCTGATTATTCCGCGAAAGGAGGCTCCTGTATCCGGTGAGGGTACGGTGGTCATCCCGCAACCGGCAGGCGACGAGCCGGTGATTAAAAACACGTTCTTTTTTCCCGATATCGACCCGAAGCGCGTCCGGGAACGTATGCGCCTTGAGCAGACCGTCGCCCCCGCCCGTCTGCGTGAGGCCATCAAGTCAGGCATGGCGGAAACAAATGCGGAGCTGTACGAGTACCGCGAACAGAAAATTGCCGCCGGTTTTACGCGTCTGGCGGACGTTCCGGCAGACGATATCGACGGTGAAAGCATCAAGGTTTTTTACTACGAGCGCGCCGTGTGTGCGATGGCGACCGCGTCGCTTTATGAGCGTTATCGCGGCGTGGATGCCAGTGCGAAAGGCGACAAGAAGGCCGACAGCATTGACAGCACCATTGATGAACTGTGGCGGGATATGCGCTGGGCGGTGGCGCGTATCCAGGACAAGCCGCGCTGCATCGTGAGTCAAATCTGATGAAGACCTTTGCGCTACAGGGCGACACGCTCGACGCCATCTGTGTCCGGTATTACGGGCGCACTGAGGGCGTGGTTGAGACCGTGCTCGCCGCAAATCCGGGACTGGCTGAACTGGGTGCGGTGCTGCCACACGGCACCGCCGTCGAACTGCCCGACGTTCAGACCGCGCCCGTGGCTGAAACTGTCAATCTGTGGGAGTAACGCATGACAGCAGAAGAAAAAAGCGTCCTGTCGCTTTTCATGATTGGGGTGCTGATTGTTGTCGGCAAGGTGCTTGCCGGTGGTGAACCCATCACCCCGCGTCTGTTTATCGGGCGCATGTTGCTCGGTGGTTTTGTCTCGATGGTTGCCGGTGTTGTTCTGGTGCAGTTTCCTGACCTGTCACTGCCTGCGGTGTGCGGCATCGGCTCCATGCTGGGTATCGCCGGTTATCAGGTGATTGAGATTGCCATTCAGCGCCGCTTTAAGGGCAGGGGGAAACCGTAATGCCGGTAATTAACACGCATCAGAATATCGCCGCCTTTCTCGACATGCTGGCCGTGTCCGAAGGGACGGCGAACCATCCGCTGACGAAAAACCGGGGCTATGACGTGATAGTCACCGGACTGGACGGGAAGCCGGAAATTTTCACCGACTACAGTGACCACCCGTTCGCGCATGGCCGACCGGCGAAGGTGTTTAACCGTCGCGGTGAAAAATCCACGGCCTCCGGTCGCTATCAGCAGCTTTACCTGTTCTGGCCGCATTACCGCAAACAGCTTGCCCTGCCTGATTTCAGTCCGTTGTCACAGGACAGGCTCGCCATTCAGTTGATCCGCGAACGCGGTGCACTGGATGACATCCGGGCGGGACGCATTGAGCGCGCCATTTCACGCTGTCGCAATATCTGGGCGTCCCTGCCGGGTGCCGGTTACGGTCAGCGTGAGCATTCACTGGAAAAACTGGTCACCGTCTGGCGTACCGCTGGCGGCGTACCGGCTTAAACGGAGTAAACACCATGAAGAAATTATCCCTTTCACTGATGCTGAACGTGTCGCTGGCGCTGATGCTGGCACTGTCCCTGATTTACCCGCAGAGCGTGGCCGTCAATTTTGTCGCCGCCTGGGCGATTCTGGCGACGGTTATCTGTGTGGTTGCCGGTGGTGTCGGCGTGTATGCCACTGAGTATGTGCTGGAACGCTACGGGCGGGAGCTGCCGCCGGAATCGCTGGCCGTGAAGATTGTCGCGTCGCTGTTTTTGCAGCCGGTGCCGTGGCGCAGACGGGCGGCGGCTCTGGTGGTGATGGTGGCGACGTTTATCTCGCTGGTCGCTGCCGGGTGGATTTTTACCGCGCTGATTTACCTCGTGGCGTCGGTGTTCTTCCGGTTGATATGCACGGCCTGTCGTCAGCGTTTTGAGGGGCGGGAACCATGTCAAAGCTGATGATTGTGCTGGTTGTGTTGTTATCACTGGCGGTGGCCGGTCTGTTTCTGGCGAAGCATGAAAACGCCAGCCTGCGCACCTCGCTGGACAGGGCGAACAACGTCGCCAGCGGGCAGCAGACGACCATCACCATGCTGAAAAATCAGCTTCATGTTGCCCTCGCCAGAGCAGACAAAAACGAGCTGGCGCAGGTGGCACTGCGTCAGGAACTGGAGAACGCGGCGAAGCGTGAAGCACAGCGCGAGAAAACCATCACGGGGTTACTGAATGAAAACGAAGATTTTCGCCGCTGGTACGGCGCTGGCCTGCCTGATGCTGTGCGCCGGTTGCACCAGCGCCCGGCCTGCACCGACGCCAGTGATTGTCCACAACGCCTGCCCGAAAGTGAGTCTTTGCCCGATGCCGGGCATTGACCCGCAGACGAACGGCGATTTAAGTGCCGATATCCGGCAGCTTGAGAACGCGCTGGCACGCTGTGCCAGCCAGGTAAAAATGATTAAACACTGTCAGGACGAAAACGATGCTCAAACCCGACAGCCTGCGCAGGGCGCTGACTGATGCCGTCACGGTGCTGAAAACCAGCCCCGAGATGCTGCGGATATTCGTGGATAACGGGAGTATTGCCTCCACACTGGCGACGTCGTTGTCATTCGAAAAGCGTTACACGCTCAATGTGATTGTGACCGACTTTACCGGTGATTTTGACCTGCTCATTGTGCCGGTGCTGGCGTGGCTGCGGGAAAATCAGCCCGACATCATGACCACCGACGCAGGCCAGAAAAAGGGCTTCACGTTTTATGCAGACATCAACAATGACAGCAGCTTTGATATCAGCATCAGCCTGATGCTGACCGAGCGCACGCTGGTCAGTGAGGTGGACGGCGCGCTGCATGTGAAGAATATCCCGGAACCCCCGCCGCCGGAGCCGGTCACCCGCCCGATGGAGCTTTATATCAATGGCGAACTGGTGAGCAAGTGGGATGAATGAGTTTAAGCGTTTTGAAGACCGGCTGACCGGACTGATTGAGTCGCTGTCACCGTCAGGGCGTCGGCGACTGGCGGTAGATATTGCGAAGAAGCTGCGCCAGCGCCAGCAGCAGCGAATTAAATTACAAAAAGCCCCGGATGGTACGCCGTATGTACCGAGAAAAAACCAACCAGTACGAAATAAGAAAGGCCGGATAAAGCGGGAAATGTTTGTGAAATTACGCACTAACCGGTTTATGAAAGCAACAGGTAGCGAGAGTGCGGCGGTGGTGGCGTTTGCCAGCGGAGTACAACGAATTGCGCGAGTACATCAATTAGGGCTTAGGGATAAGCCGGGGCGTAATAGTGCTGTGGTGGAATATCCTGTTCGTGAGTTATTTGGTTTTGACAAGGAATCTATACAATTGATAGAAAGGGAGTTATTAGTGATTCTATCGAAAGATGTTATATGAGACGGGTGTTTGTGGATAAAAAGTTTTCCATTTTGAGAAAAAGAGTAAAGCATTCTCAAAAGAAAGTTATGGATTGTATTATTGCTGACCATAATGCTGATATATGTGTGTTATGCGGGAGTTCTGACGATATTACTCGTGAGCACATTATTCCTCAGTGGGCCTTTGAGTCAAATGCTGAAAAATCTTTAATTAATAAAAAGAATAATCAGTCAACTCATTACATTAAAGCTACTGTACCAGCATGCAGAGTGTGCAATTCTGATTTGCTGGGAGCGTTTGAGTATAACCTGAAGAAATTTCTTACGGAAAAGAGGGGCGATGAGTTAACAGATTATGAATATGACTGCATCATATGGTGGTTGCAATACATGGGCTTTAAGTTGCAATTAATGGATTTACGGACCCGCTTTCTCAGGTATAAAGGGGGGGATTATATCCCTTTCCTTGCAAACTTCCCGGTTGCAATGTTTTGGGGGAATGTCGATACGACACCGGAGGATGTCTTCAGGATTATAAGAAAATCGCGACGCAATCTGATGTCGAAATGGAAGGATAAAAAACATAATTCTTTGATGGTTTTTGAAACATCAAACAAGAGTTTTCATTTCTTTCATAAGGTTGATGAATTTATTTTTATTGAAATGCCTCAGGTTAAGAAGGCGTTTTTCTTCTTTTTTAATAAAGAATTTGACAGCCATGATTTAGCTCATGAGGAGTGTATGAAGATTATAGAGAAGTGCTACAACTAATATTTATTATGTTGTATCACAGCTGACAGAATCCTCCATGATTGCTGCTGGTATCATCCAGCGGCATCCTTCCCGTTATGAACACTCTCGCAAATATTCAGGAACTCGCGCGCGCACTGCGCAACATGATTCGTACCGGCCTTGTCGTCGAAACCGACCTTAACGCCGGTCGCTGCCGTGTGCAGACCGGCGGCATGTGCACCGACTGGCTTCAGTGGCTGACCCATCGCGCCGGGCGTTCGCGCACATGGTGGGCACCTTCCGTGGGGGAACAGGTGCTGATTCTGTCCGTGGGCGGCGAACTCGACACGGCGTTTGTTCTGCCGGGGATTTATTCCGGCGATAACCCTGCGCCGTCTGCGTCGGCTGATGCCCTGCATATCCGTTTCCCTGACGGGGCGGTGATTGAGTATGAACCCGAAACCAGTGCACTGACGGTAAGCGGAATTAAAACGGCCAGCGTGACGGCTTCTGATTCTGTTACCGCCACGGTGCCGGTGGTCATGGTGAAAGCGTCAACCCGCGTCACCCTGGACACACCGGAGGTGGTCTGCACCAACAGGCTGATTACCGGCACGCTGGAAGTACAGAAGGGCGGGACGATGCGCGGCAACATTGAACACACCGGCGGTGAACTCTCATCAAACGGTAAGGTACTGCATACCCATAAACACCCCGGCGACAGTGGCGGCACAACAGGGGGACCTCTATGACTGCGCGTTATCTCGGAATGAATCGCAGTGATGGCCTGACGGTCACTGACCTTGAGCATATCAGCCAGAGTATCGGCGATATCCTGCGCACACCGGTCGGCTCACGGGTGATGCGTCGTGATTACGGCTCGTTGCTGGCATCAATGATTGACCAGCCGCAGACCCCGGCGCTTGAGTTGCAGATTAAGGTCGCCTGTTACATGGCGGTGCTGAAATGGGAACCCCGCGTCACCCTGTCATCCGTCACCACGGCGCGCAGTTTTGACGGGCGAATGACGGTCACGTTAACCGGTCAGCACAACGACACCGGCCAGCCACTTTCGTTAACCATCCCTGTGAGTTGAAACCATGCCGATTATCGACCTGAACCAGCTACCCGCACCGGATGTGGTCGAGGAGCTGGACTTTGAAACCATTCTTGCCGAACGCAAGGCGACACTGATTTCCCTTTACCCGGAAGACCAGCAGGAGGCGGTCGCCCGTACCCTGACGCTGGAATCCGAGCCTCTCGTCAAACTGCTGGAGGAAAATGCTTATCGTGAGCTTATCTGGCGTCAGCGTGTGAATGAGGCCGCACGGGCGGTAATGCTGGCCTGTGCCGCCGGTAATGACCTTGATGTGATTGGTGCCAATTACAACACCACGCGCCTGATTATCACTCCGGCAGATGATTCGACTATCCCGCCGACACCGGCAGTGATGGAATCTGACACCGATTATCGTCTGCGTATTCAGCAGGCGTTTGAGGGCTTAAGCGTCGCCGGGTCGGTGGGAGCCTATCAGTATCATGGTCGCAGTGCCGACGGGCGTGTCGCGGATATCTCTGTCACCAGTCCGTCTCCGGCCTGCGTCACCATCTCCGTACTGTCACGTGAAAATAACGGTGTCGCATCCGAAGACCTGCTGGCTGTGGTGCGTAACGCCCTTAATGGCGAGGACGTCAGGCCGGTGGCCGACCGCGTGACCGTGCAGTCTGCCGCCATCGTTGAATACCAGATAAACGCCACGCTTTACCTTTACCCTGGTCCCGAAAGCGAACCCATCCGCGCTGCCGCCGTGAAAAAACTGGAAGCGTATATCACGGCACAGCACCGGCTGGGGCGTGACATCCGTCTGTCTGCCATTTATGCCGCTTTGCATGTGGAAGGTGTGCAGCGTGTCGAACTGGCTGCACCACTGGCCGACATCGTGCTCAACAGTACGCAGGCGTCTTTCTGTACCGAATACCGCGTCGTGACCGGAGGCTCGGATGAGTGATTCGCGACTGCTGCCGACCGGCTCATCACTGCTTGAAGTTGCCGCCGCAAAAGCCTGTGCGGAAATTGAAAAAACGCCGGTCAGTATTCGTGAGCTGTGGAACCCGGATACCTGTCCGGCAAATCTGCTGCCGTGGCTGGCGTGGTCATTTTCGGTTGACCGCTGGGATGATAAGTGGCCGGAAGCGACAAAACGCGCTGTTATCCGCGATGCGTATTTCATTCACTGCCATAAGGGCACTATTGGTGCGATTCGCCGTGTGGTGGAGCCACTCGGCTATCTGATTGAGGTGAGGGAGTGGTGGCAGCTCAACGAGGAGCCGGGGACGTTCCGTATCGTTGTCGGCGTGCTTGAGCAGGGTATTACCGAGGAAATGTATCAGGAGCTGGAGCGCCTCGTTGCTGATGCAAAACCGGCAAGCCGCCATCTGACGGGACTGGCTATCAGTTTAAGTACAACCGGCAACATTTTTGCCGGTGCGGGATGCTATCACGGCGACGCCCTGACGGTTTATCCCTACACCCCGGAGGCCATTATTGTCGGAGGGGATTATTTCCCGGCCTCGGCCATTCATTTAATTGATAACCTGAGAGTAAACGCATGACAGTGAAATACTACGCCATTCTGACTAATCAGGGCGCAGCACGGCTGGCTAACGCGACGATGCTCGGCAGTAAGCTGAATCTGACGCAAATGGCCGTTGGTGATGCGAATGGTGTCTTGCCGACACCAGACCCGGCACAGACAAAACTGATTAACCAGAAACGCATCGCGCCGCTGAATCTTCTGAGTGTTGACCCGAACAACCAGAGCCAGATTATTGCGGAGCAAATCATCCCTGAGAACGAGGGCGGATTCTGGATCCGTGAGATTGGGCTTTATGATGATGAAGGCGTACTCATTGCGGTGGCGAACTGCCCGGAAACGTACAAACCGCAGTTGCAGGAAGGCAGCGGTCGTACCCAGACTATCCGCATGATTCTGGTTGTCACGAATACCGAAGCCATCACGCTGAAAATCGACCCGTCGGTGGTACTGGCGACCCGTAAATACGTGGATGATGAAGTCCTGGAATTAAAGCTGTATGTGGATGACCAGATGAGAAACCACATTGCCGCACAGGACCCTCATACCCAGTATGCACAGAAACATAATCCGACATTTACCGGAGAACCAAAAGCGCCGACGCCTGCCGCAGGAAATAACACCACGCGGATTGCGACCACTGCGTTTGTACAGGCCGCTATTACCGCTCTGATTAACGGTGCCCCTGACACGCTGGACACACTGAAAGAAATTGCCGCAGCTATCAACAATGACCCGAAATTCAGCGCCACCATTAACAATGCGCTGTCAGGTAAGCAGCCACTGGATGAGACGCTGACTCATTTGAGTGGAAAGGATGTAGCTGGTCTTCTCGCATACCTTGGTTTGGGAGAAGCGGCGAAAAGGGATGTGGGCACAGGAGATAATCAGATACCGGATATGGGAGCATTCGCTTCTGGTTCGGGATGGTTCAGGCTACCAGGTGGATATATTGTTCAGTTTGGCACTTTTTCAGGAAACACGACCCGCTTTATCAGTGGACACTTCCCTATACCATTCCCTAATCAGCCGATGGTTTCAGTCAGTGTTATGTCTGATGCCGTTCAGTCAGACCCGTCGAATCCTGCCCTGCAGGTTTTGTCTGTAAATTTTGAACATATCAGTAATTCAGCGTGGCGTGTGGCAACCAGTGATATCTCACAGCAATACAGATTCAGTTATATTTCGATAGGACGGTAGAAATGCAGAAATATATTTTCAGTGCCGATAAAAATGCGTTTTTCCCTGTGGAGCTTAAAATCGCTTATCAGGAATCCGGCGAATGGCCCGATGATGGAATCGAAATTGACGACACTGTTGCCGCCGAATTTATGAAGGAAGCACCAGAAGGAAAATACAGAGGTGTCATCGACGGAATGCCTGCATGGATTGATATTCCACCGCCAACTCATGAGGAACAAATTGCCGCAGCCGAACTGGAAAAGCAGCAATTGATTAATCAGGTCAACGAATACATAAACAGTAAGCAATGGCCTGGTAAAGCGGCGATTGGTCGCCTGAAAGGTGAGGAACTGGCGCAATATAATTTGTGGCTGGATTATCTGGACACACTGGAACTGGTCGATACTTCCGGTGCGCCAGATATTGAATGGCCTACGCCTCCGGCAGTTCAGGCCAGATGACATCCGGCGCAGTGCTGGTATCTGTTACCGTCACCGCGTCAATATAATCCAGCACGGCGTTAAGTCGGGTTGTTTCTGCCTGCGTCAGCTTCCGCCCGGCCTGTAATTTCAGTTGAATCAGACTGATGGAAGCCATTGCAGCATCAATCAGCGACTGGCGCTGTGCTTCTGCCGCGTCTAGTGCGGCACTATGCTGTGCCTCAGTATCTGTCACCCATTTCTCACCATCCCATTTATCGTATGGCGTTAACGGTGAAAGCGTGACATAACCGTCTTTGATGGCACCGATATAATCCACTGTAACAGCTGCGCCATTTTCGATTGAGTAAACAGTCTCATTGCGGTGGTCTTCTTCATGGCTCCATCCCTTACCCGTAAATACTGCCACTTTCCCCGGAATGTATTCGCCCGGGTCAATACCAGTGGAACAGGCGGGCATACTTACGCCAGTATTAATATATTCATCAGACCAGCCCGTATATTCAGACGTTACTGCATCATAATAAAAACAACGCATATCACCCGGCACTGTAGCCAGCCCATTTTCATCAAAAACAGGTTTCATTATGCAGCCCTCACAATATAATTAAAGGCGATGTTACGTGGACGGTTTTCGTTTGCAGTTGGAACAATTCTTGAAGCATCAAGGCCAATCACTTTTGGGTAAACAGCGCCATCTGTTCTTTCTGTCACCATACTTCTGATTAAGGAGAAATAACTATTGTTCGTTGAGGGGTTCAAAGGCACCACTGCCCCCTTAAAAGAGCCTACTGATTCCCATATTGAATAATTTTCGGTGTTTACAGTCTTGAACTCACCATAGATATTACGTATGGCATCGCCCTGAGCGGATAATATTGCCCTCCCCGTATCCATACCACGTCCGTCATCCCAGCCACGAATAAATTCACCGCGTAAATCAGGCAATTTATTTGTCGGGTAAGCCTTTGCCAGTTCCGGGTATTCTTCAGCAGAAAAAGCTGCTCCGTTGCATTTCAGCCAGCCTGTTGGCGGAGTGGCTGAGGGCCACGGAACAGGTACGCCAACAGGCAATGCTGAGCCTTCTCCTAAACCAACGTTTATGAAAATGCAGAGATAACGGGCAACTGGCATCATCTCCGGTTTTTATTCAGGGGGATGCTCATGCTTATTGGCTATGTACGCGTGTCAACAAATGACCAGAACACGGAATTGCAGCGTAACGCGCTGGAGTGCGCAGGATGTGAGCTGATTTTTGAGGATAAAATCAGCGGCACTAAGTCCGACCGACCGGGACTGAAAAAACTGCTCAGGACATTATCGGAGGGGGATACACTGGTGGTCTGGAAGCTGGACAGGCTGGGGCGTAGTATGCGGCATCTGGTCATTCTGGTTGAGGAACTGCGCGAACGCGGCGTTAATTTTCGCAGCCTGACGGATGCTATTGATACCAGCACGCCGATGGGGCGTTTTTTCTTTCATGTGATGGGTGCCCTGGCTGAAATGGAACGAGAACTCATTGTCGAGCGGACACGCGCCGGACTGGAAGCGGCCAGAGCTAAAGGTCGTATTGGTGGCAGACGTCCGAAGCTCACCGCGAGTGAGTGGGAACAGGCAGGACGGTTGCTGGCTGCGGGTGAATCACGTCAACGCGTGGCGCTGATTTTTGATATTGGCCTGTCCACGCTCTATAAAAAATTCCCCTCATCAGCGACAAAGAATAAATTGTGTCATCCCTTAGCCAACCGGGACAAATAGCCTGACATCTCCGGCACAACTGAAAATATCACTCACCCATTAACCACGGAGTTAAACGGATGAGTGACTATCATCACGGCGTGCAGGTGCTGGAGATTAACGACGGCACCCGCGTCATTTCCACCGTATCCACTGCCATTGTCGGCATGGTCTGCACGGCCAGCGATGCGGATGCGGAAACCTTCCCCCTCAATAAACCGGTGCTGATTACCAATGTGCAGAGCGCAATTGCAAAGGCCGGTAAAAAAGGCACGCTGGCGGCATCGTTGCAGGCCATCGCTGACCAGTCAAAACCGGTCACCGTTGTCGTGCGCGTGGAAGACGGCACCGGCGACGACGAAGAAACGAAACTCGCGCAGACCGTTTCCAATATCATCGGCACCACCGACGAAAACGGTCAGTACACCGGACTGAAAGCCCTGCTGGCGGCGGAGTCGGTAACCGGTGTTAAACCGCGTATTCTCGGTGTGCCGGGACTGGATACCAAAGAGGTGGCTGTTGCACTGGCATCCGTCTGTCAGAAGCTGCGTGCTTTCGGATATATCAGCGCATGGGGCTGTAAGACCATTTCCGAGGTGAAAGCCTACCGCCAGAATTTCAGCCAGCGTGAGCTGATGGTCATCTGGCCGGATTTCCTCGCATGGGATACGGTCACCAGTACCACCGCCACCGCGTATGCCACCGCCCGTGCGCTGGGGTTGCGTGCCAGAATCGACCAGGAGCAGGGATGGCATAAAACGCTGTCCAATGTCGGGGTAAACGGTGTTACCGGCATCAGTGCCTCTGTATTCTGGGATTTGCAGGAGTCCGGCACCGATGCTGACCTGCTTAATGAGTCAGGTGTCACAACGCTGATTCGCCGTGACGGTTTCCGCTTCTGGGGTAACCGTACCTGCTCGGATGACCCGCTGTTCCTCTTTGAAAACTACACCCGCACCGCGCAGGTGCTGGCCGACACGATGGCTGAGGCGCACATGTGGGCGGTGGACAAGCCCATCACCGCAACGCTGATTCGCGACATCGTTGACGGCATCAATGCCAAATTCCGTGAGCTGAAAACAAACGGCTATATCGTGGATGCGACCTGCTGGTTCAGCGAAGAATCCAACGATGCGGAAACCCTCAAGGCCGGAAAACTGTATATCGACTACGACTATACCCCGGTGCCTCCTCTCGAAAACCTGACCCTGCGCCAGCGTATTACCGATAAATACCTGGCAAATCTGGTCACTTCGGTTAACAGCAATTAAGGAGCCTGACCGATGGCAATGCCGCGCAAACTCAAGTTAATGAACGTCTTTCTGAACGGCTACAGCTATCAGGGCGTTGCAAAGTCCGTCACGCTGCCAAAACTGACCCGTAAGCTCGAAAACTATCGCGGTGCGGGGATGAACGGCAGCGCACCGGTAGACCTCGGCCTTGATGACGATGCGCTGTCAATGGAGTGGTCGCTCGGGGGCTTCCCGGATTCGGTTATCTGGGAGCTTTACGCCGCAACCGGCGTGGATGCCGTGCCGATTCGTTTTGCAGGCTCTTACCAGCGCGACGATACCGGCGAAACGGTGGCCGTCGAAGTGGTCATGCGTGGCCGTCAGAAAGAAATCGACACCGGTGAGGGTAAACAGGGAGAAGACACCGAGTCGAAAATCTCCGTGGTCTGCACCTATTTCCGGCTGACGATGGACGGTAAGGAGCTGGTCGAAATTGACACCATCAACATGATTGAGAAGGTGAACGGCGTCGACCGGCTGGAGCAACACCGCCGCAATATCGGCCTGTGATTTTCATCCGGTCAGCCAGGCTGACCGGTTAACCCCCGATTCAGAAGTGAGAAAACCATGAACAAAGAAAATGTGATTACCCTGGACAATCCGGTCAAGCGTGGTGAGCAGGTTATCGAACAGGTCACGCTGATGAAACCCAATGCCGGGACGCTGCGCGGTGTCAGTCTGGCTGCGGTCGCGAACTCTGAAGTCGATGCACTGATTAAGGTGCTGCCGCGCATGACGGCACCGATGCTGACCGAGCAGGAAGTCGCCGCGCTGGAGCTGCCTGACCTTGTGGCGCTGGCCGGTAAGGTGGTCGGTTTTTTGTCGCCGAACTCGGTGCAGTGACGTTTCCGAAAAATCTCTCGGTCGATGACCTGATGGCGGATGTGGCAGTGATATTTCACTGGCCGCCATCAGAACTATATCCCATGAGCCTGACCGAACTCATCACATGGCGCGAAAAGGCGCTCCGGCGAAGCGGAAACACGAATGAGTAACAATGTAAAATTACAGGTATTGCTCAGGGCTGTTGACCAGGCATCCCGCCCGTTTAAATCCATCCGCACAGCGAGCAAATCGCTGTCGGGGGATATCCGGGAAACACAAAAATCACTGCGCGAGCTGAACGGTCAGGCATCCCGTATTGAGGGATTTCGCAAGACCAGTGCACAGCTCGCCGTGACTGGTCATGCACTTGAAAAGGCTCGGCAGGAGGCCGAAGCCCTTGCCACACAGTTTAAAAACACCGAACGTCCGACCCGTGCTCAGGCGAAAGTGCTGGAATCCGCAAAGCGTGCGGCGGAGGACTTACAGGCGAAATATAACCGCCTGACGGATTCCGTTAAACGCCAGCAGCGGGAACTGGCCGTTGTGGGAATTAATACCCGCAATCTTGCACATGATGAGCAGGGACTGAAAAACCGTATCAGTGAAACCACCGCACAGCTTAACCGTCAGCGTGACGCACTGGCGCGTGTCAGTGCACAACAGGCAAAACTTAACGCAGTAAAACAGCGTTATCAGGCCGGAAAGGAACTGGCAGGAAATATGGCCTCAGTGGGCGCTGCCGGTGTGGGGATTGCGGCGGCGGGAACGATGGCCGGAGTTAAGTTGCTGATGCCCGGTTATGAGTTTGCTCAGAAAAACTCAGAATTGCAGGCCGTGCTCGGAGTGGCAAAAGACTCCGCCGAAATGACCGCACTACGCAAACAGGCGCGCCAGCTCGGCGACAATACCGCCGCCTCGGCGGATGATGCGGCCGGTGCACAGATAATCATCGCGAAAGCGGGTGGGGATGTTGATGCCATTCAGGCGGCAACGCCGGTCACGCTGAATATGGCGCTGGCGAACCGCCGCACGATGGAAGAAAACGCCGCCCTGCTGATGGGGATGAAATCCGCCTTTCAGCTTTCAAACGATAAGGTCGCTCATATCGGGGATGTTCTCTCCATGACGATGAACAAAACCGCCGCCGATTTTGACGGCATGAGCGATGCGCTGACCTATGCCGCACCTGTGGCAAAAAATGCCGGTGTCAGCATTGAAGAAACCGCCGCAATGGTCGGGGCGCTGCATGATGCAAAAATCACAGGCTCAATGGCGGGGACGGGAAGCCGTACCGTGTTAAGCCGCCTGCAGGCACCGACGGGAAAAGCATGGGATGCACTCAAAGAGCTTGGAGTGAAAACCTCAGACAGCAAGGGAAACACCCGGCCAATATTTACCATTCTGAAAGAAATGCAGGCCAGTTTTGAGAAAAACCGGCTCGGTACTGCCCAGCAGGCTGAATACATGAAAACTATTTTCGGGGAGGAGGCCAGCTCAGCCGCCGCCGTGCTGATGACTGCCGCCTCAACCGGAAAGCTGGACAAACTGACCGCTGCGTTTAAAGCCTCAGACGGGAAGACCGCCGAGCTGGTAAATATCATGCAGGACAACCTAGGCGGTGACTTTAAAGAGTTTCAGTCCGCTTATGAGGCGGTGGGGACTGACCTGTTTGACCAGCAGGAAGGCGCGCTGCGTAAGCTCACGCAGACGGCCACAAAGTATGTGTTAAAACTCGACGGCTGGATCCAGAAAAACAAATCACTGGCGTCAACCATCGGCATCATTGCCGGTGGCGCGCTGGCGCTGACTGGCATCATCGGTGCCATTGGTCTTGTAGCCTGGCCGGTTATCACCGGCATCAATGCCATCATTGCGGCAGCAGGCGCAATGGGGGCAGTCTTCACGACGGTTGGCAGTGCTGTTATGACCGCCATCGGGGCTATTAGCTGGCCGGTTGTGGCCGTGGTGGCCGCAATTGTCGCCGGGGCGTTGCTTATCCGTAAATACTGGGAGCCTGTCAGCGCATTCTTTGGCGGTGTGGTTGAAGGGCTGAAAGTGGCATTTGCGCCGGTGGGAGAACTGTTCACGCCACTGAAGCCGGTGTTTGACTGGCTGGGTGAAAAGTTACAGGCCGCGTGGCAGTGGTTTAAAAACCTGATTGCCCCGGTCAAAGCCACCCAGGACACCCTGAACCGTTGCCGTGACACGGGCGTCATGTTCGGGCAGGCACTGGCTGACGCGCTGATGCTGCCGCTTAATGCGTTCAACAAACTGCGCAGCGGTATTGACTGGGTACTGGAAAAACTCGGTGTTATCAACAAAGAGCCAGACACACTTGACCAGACCGCCGCAAGGACTCATGCCGCCACGTATGGCACCGGCGGTTATATTCCGGCGACCAGCTCTTATGCAGGCTATCAGGCTTATCAGCCGGTCACGGCACCGGCTGGTCGCTCTTATGTGGACCAGAGTAAAAACGAATATCACATCAACCTGACGGGCGGTACTGCGCCGGGGACACAGCTTGACCGCCAGTTACAGGATGCGCTCGAAAAATACGAGCGGGATAAACGTGCGCGCGCCCGTGCCAGCATGATGCATGACGGTTAAGGAGGTGACGAAAAATGATGCTCGCGTTAGGTATGTTTGTTTTTATGCGCCAGACGCTGCCACACCAGACCATGCAGCGTGAATCGGATTATCGCTGGCCGTCAAATTCCCGTATCGGTAAACGGGATGCCTACCAGTTTCTCGGTGTGGGTGAGGAAAACATGACGCTTGCCGGTGTGCTTTATCCCGAACTGACCGGCGGAAAGCTGACGATGACCACGCTCAGGCTGATGGCAGATGAAGGCCGGGCGTGGCCGTTGCTGGATGGCACTGGCATGATTTACGGCATGTATGTCATCAGCAGGGTGAGTGAAACAGGGAGTATTTTCTTTGCAGACGGCACACCCCGGAAAATTGATTTTACGCTGTCACTTACCCGCGTTGATGAATCACTGGCCGCGCTTTATGGCGATATCGGTAAACAGGCGGAATCGCTCATCGGTAAGGCGGGCAGTATGGCAACTAAATTCACGGGTATGACGGGGGCGGGATAATGCTGGATACGCTGACATTTGATGCAGGCAGTACGCTGACGCCGGATTACATGCTGATGCTCGACAGCAGGGATATTACCGGCAATATCAGCGACCGTCTGATGAGCATGACCCTGACGGATAACCGGGGCTTTGAGGCTGACCAGCTTGATATTGAACTGAACGATGCCGACGGGCAGGTCGGGCTGCCGGTTCGTGGCGCTGTCCTGACGGTGTATATCGGCTGGAAAGGTTTTGCCCTGGTATGCAAAGGGAAATTTACCGTTGATGAGGTTGAACACCGGGGCGCGCCGGATGTGGTCACCATCCGTGCCCGGAGTGCAGATTTTCGCGGGACGCTCAATTCCCGCCGTGAAGGCTCCTGGCATGACACCACGCTCGGTGCGATTGTTGAGGCAATAGCCTCCCGTAACAGGCTGGAAGCCAGTGTCGCGCCGTCACTGGCCGGAATTAAAATCCCGCACATCGACCAGTCGCAGGAGTCTGATGCAAAATTCCTGACCCGCCTTGCTGAACGCAACGGCGGTGAGGTGTCGGTAAAAATGGGAAAATTGTTGTTTCTCAAAGCGGGGCAGGGGGTGACGGCCAGCGGTAAAAAAATCCCGCAGGTCACCATCACCCGCAGCGACGGCGACCGTCATCATTTTGCGATTGCTGACCGTGGAGCCTACACCGGCGTAACGGCAAAGTGGTTACACACCAAAGACCCGAAGCCGCAAAAGCAGAAGGTAAAACTGAAACGCAAAAAGAAAGAGAAACACCTGCGCGCACTGGAGCACCCGAAAGCGAAACCGGTCAGGCAGAAGAAAGCGCCAAAAGCACCGGAAGCGCGCGAAGGTGAATACATGGCCGGTGAGGCTGACAACGTTTTTGCCCTGACCACGGTATATGCCACGAAAGCACAGGCCATGCGTGCCGCTCAGGCGAAGTGGGATAAACTGCAACGGGGTGTAGCAGAGTTCTCCATCAGCCTGGCTACCGGCCGGGCAGATATTTACACGGAAACGCCGGTCAAAGTGTCAGGTTTTAAGCGCGTCATAGACGAGCAGGACTGGACAATCACTAAGGTGACACACTTTCTGAATAATAGCGGCTTCACGACGTCCTTAGAGCTTGAGGTCAGGCTTTCTGATGTGGAGTACGAAACAGAAGATTATGAGTGATGTATTTTGTTTATCTGTTTGTTTTATAAGGATAAATTAACTAAAATGGCACCATCAACAAAACCGGAAGAGGTGCTCGCGATGTTTCATTGTCCTTTATGCCAGCATGCCGCACATGCGCGTACAAGTCGCTATATCACTGACACGACAAAAGAGCGTTATCACCAGTGCCAGAACGTGAATTGCAGCGCCACGTTCATCACTTATGAGTCGGTACAGAGATACATCGTGAAGCCGGGAGAAGTCCACGCAGTAAGGCCGCACCCGTTGCCGTCAGGGCAGCAAATTATGTGGATGTAA